CAAACGGTTGTCATCATCCGTGAAATAGAGCCCCTTGAATTTCGTTTGTACGAAGCGATCCACGCGCCCGTGTGGTTGTAGCAGCGCCTCGGCTTCCTCTTGGGAAAGGACCACGCTGTTGTTCTCGATCATGGCCTTTCCGAATACGGCTGACATGGCCATGTAGTCATTAGACACAACCGCTTTGCCGTGAGCCTTGAGCATGTAGCCCACAACACCGGAGCCGGAAAACAGGTCAATCGCGGTCTCAAAATTGAACTGCGAAGCAACGGCCCATATTTCGGAAAGTAGCTTGTTTTTCGATCCCATGTACCGCGTCGGCGGGTATTGTAAAACCTGCCGTGGGGGTGCCGCTGGCACTATCCGTAAATCAAAGCGCTGCTTCGGCGGGACGGTAACGATGGCATCTTCTCCCGTGCGTCTGCTACCTTGGCACGATATATAGCGTTTTGTTTGAACGACTTGAATGGTGTACTTCGCATATTTCTCATAGACCAGCGGGTGATTTGAGTTCGTGAGGACCGTGTAGCAGCCCAGTTCGTGCAAACGCTCGATCTCTGCCGCCAGTTCGACGTGATCTTCCTCGTAAAACTGCTCTTTGGTGTAGCGTTTGAAATCGGCGTACTCGGAAATTGGCAGGTATGGAGGATCGAGAAACACAAAATCGCCAGGGCGGGCGTGTTTTTGAAGCACACTTTTGTAATCGCCACACTCAATGGTGGAGCCGCGCAACAGATAGGACGCGGCTTCGAGCGCCCTCGCGTCGAGAATCTTAGGGTTCTTATAACGGCCAAAGGGTACGTTGAATTGCCCGCGCCGGTTGACTCGATACAACCCATTGAAACAGGTGTGGTTTAAGAAAACGGTGCGGGCGGCTGCCTCGGTCGGCGCGAGGGCTGTCCAGTCCTGGGCGCGAACTCGGTAGAAAGCGCTCTCAGTGTTCTTATATTGAGCCAGGTGCGCGATGACTCCATGAACGTCATCGGCCAAAGTCCTGTATAGGTTAATCAGCTCAGGATTGCTGTCCGCAATTACACCGTCAGATGGTTGCACGGAAAAAAACAGCGCACCCCCACCGAAAAATGGCTCGATGAATCGGCCATATTTCTTCGGCATCTTCGCGGTGATTTCAGAAAGAAGCTGCGTCTTCCCGCCAGCCCATTTGAGGGGCGGTCGGGCATATTCTCGCAGACGTTCAAAAGGGTGTAACTGTAAGCTCTCCGGTTCTTTGGAAGCGGCTGCCTTCATCATTTGTACCTCTCTCGCCGTTAGGCAGCTTCTCAATTATCGTTCACGTGTACCGGACAATTCACAGTCCTCACGCAACAGGTTCAACTCTAGGGAGATGGGTATTTTCCCCTCCGCCGCAAACTTGGTGTAGGCGCTCGTACTCAGGAGAAGAAGGGCATCGTACCCCTTTGCCAGCGCCGCCTTTTTCAGCTTTGCATCGAGGTTCCATCGCCACTCAAGCAACTTCGGGTGATCGTCTCCCGGATACGGCACAGGAGCACCAAGCAATTCGGTCTCAATGGTGGGTTCATCGCCGATGAGTGGATTTTTAACGCTGACATGAATGGGCGTGTCGAGGGGCCGTCCCCAAAACTCGGCCTCGGCAAAAGTCGAAGCAAGGAACTTGCCGCGCCGCTGGTACGCCTTCGGATCGGCAGGGGGAACGTGCCACCAATCTTTACGGTGGACCCGCGCCAATAATTTTTGCGTGGCCGTCTTTTCCACAGGTCTCAATGTGCTCATGGCATGGCCCGGTAGATGGTGGCTTTGCTGACGCGGAGAATAGCGGCAACGGATTTCGGCGCTTCACCTTCGCTAATCAGCTTACGTGCATGGCCGATCTGTTCGCGGGATAGTTTGGGCTTACGTCCGAATTTTACTCCCCGGTGCTGCGCCGCCTTCACCCCGGCTCGTGTCCGTTCACTGATTAGGCTGCGCTCCAGCTCGGCCAGTACGCCGATCATCTGCCACATGGCACGGCCTGTCGGCGTCTCGGTGTCGATCTGCTCTGTAACGGACCGGAATTTGACGCCGCGCTCCCGAAGGTCGTCAAGCATGGCTATCAGGTCGCGCAAGCTGCGGCCCAGGCGGTCGAGCTTCCAGACAATGAGCGTGTCGCCGTCCTTCAAGGTCTTGAGGCAGCGGAGGAGGCCGGGGCGGTTCGTCGTGGCTCCCGATATGCCCTCATCCTTGAAAATGGTTTTGGTTCTGCATCCGGCCCGCGTCAAGGCCGCAAGCTGCAAGGCCGTGCTCTGGTCGTCGGTCGATACGCGGGCGTAGCCGTATTTCATTCACTCATTTTGCAACAGACATTTGAGACGCGCAAGCTGTTGATTTTACGAAACCTGCGAATTGTCTCAAAAGTTACCCTTTGTGTTACATGCTCCGGCCAAGCTACCTCATCCTGACGGGTTGTCCGAACGCATTGACAGGCCCGTCCGCGCTCTTAGGTCCCTCGCGTCTTTCTAGATTTCGACAGCCATACCGCGCCAACAATTGACCAGATTGCACCAATACCGGAAACCGTTCCTAACTGGGCAATGCTAAGCGATGCTTGCGCGAAGGTCTGAGCTTGGTATCCGTGCCACCATAGGATCAGAACCATTGGGCACCAGACGCAGTTGCCCAGAACCCACAAAAGTTTGGCCGATTTCTCTATGCCATTTTTAGACATCGGGCTTGTTCCTGATCCCATGCTCAGACCTTCGCCACGTTCGATAAAACCCGGCCACGGCGGAGATGGTGCCGATACAGACCAATAGAAAGCTCACTAAAATTAGGTTTAACGCCAGATGAAAGGCGAAGTACGCTGCAGTCCCAACCAACAGCACAAGGACTGTGCCCCACGAATAAAGATCAAATCGCAGTCGGCTACTCTCTGTCATGCTTTTATGGTATCATGTCGCGGATGCCTGAAAGGGGGCTCCATTGGGGCCTCTGCTCCAAAGGCGTGTCGGAACTTGAGAAGCAGACCCCGATGCGCCGTCTCACAAAGGACCCTTTGTGACACGCTAGAGGCCCAAGCCAATATCCAAGCTCTGCTCCTGCTGCGGCGCAATCTCCCGCTGCGGCGCGACTGCCTGCTCCTGCTTCTGTTCTGGCTTCAACTCCGGCGCATGGGCGCTGCTGTGCGATACGTCATGCCCGAGCGCGGCTCCCAGCTTCTCGCGGTCGTTGGTGAAGATTTGCGCGTCGTATGCGCCGCGCGAAACGGCAACGTAGGCCATGCGGTTATTAAGCAGGTCTTTTGCTCCCAGCTCCGTATCTGCGTGGATCAGCACACGGTCGGCGGTCTGCCCCTGGCTGGAATGACTCGTCACGGCGTAGCCGTGGTCAAGGTGCGGATTCTTCACCGAATCCAGTTCTACTTCTCGGCCTCCGTCCATCTTCAAACTCATGCGCCCATCCTGGCCGATGCCCTCGACGGTTCCCAGCTCGCGGTTGGCCAGCTTCAAGTCTGGATACGGCGCGGTGAGCTGCACACGGTCTCCCACGGAGAAAGCCCGCTCCTGCTCGCGGTAGACGGAAACTCCCTGCTGGCGCCGTGGATCGTAGCTCACTTCCTCGCCGCTCTTGCGCTCAACGGTGAGCCGGTTATTGGGCGCATCGACGCTTTTAACCCGCGCGTACTCGCCTTTGCCGATGCCGGTTTCTTTGGAGCCGCGCGAGTAGCGCAGCACGTCGCCGGGGTTGTACCGAGCGGCCCAGATGCGATCCGCGCCGGTTAGGTCCTGGCGCGGTACAAGCACCTGGGCGCGGTGTTCCTCCCTGCCGACAACGCCTTTTGCCTGTAGCTCGGCGTGGATGGCCTGGTTGATCTCCGCGCGGGAGCGGTTGTCGGGCGAGACGACCAGCGTGTTATCGGGCGACTTGGCATACTCCCTGGCAATGGCCGCGATGCGGTCTTCGTGACCTGGCACCTCATGGATGCGGCCCTGCCGCTCCAATCCGGCGATAGCCTCGCCCACCTGGCCACGCGCAAGCTGCTCGACGGTCTGTTTCAGCTCCGGATCGCGCTGGCGGACAATCTCCTCCAGCTTCACCGTCTTCATGCCCGCGTCCTGGAGCTGGGCAAAGATGCGGCCCGCCTCGACCGATTCATGCTGGCGGGTGTCGCCTACCAGCAAAACGCGGTCGTTCGGGTGCAAGCGGTTCACAAATTCGTGCATCTGTTTGGTGGACGCAAGCGAACTCTCGTCCATCACATAAAGCCGGTGTTCGCCGGTGTCCGCCCGCTGGCCTTGGGCAAGATGGGCCTGCAAGGTCTTAGTGTCGATACCGGCCTCGCCCAGCTTCTTCGCCGCTCCACTCGTCGGCGCAAAGCCCTCGACCTTGTACCCGGCCTGCTCCGCGCCCTCGCGCACCACGGCCAGAGTCGTAGTCTTGCCCGTGCCCGCGACTCCATCCAACCCGACAATCTTCTCCCGCGAGAGAAAAACCTCATCGACCGCTTGGCGCTGTCCGGCATTCAATTCCGGGTGCCGGTCCTCGGTCTCGATGCGAACTCTTCCCTCAACCAGCATCGGATCGCTGTAGCCGCGGAGGTTGCCTTCCT